AGTGCTGCTGTTAAAAGCTACACCGATGGCTTGCTTACTAGTGGATCAGTAGGGCCTACTGCTACGACTAGCGGGACTTTCTTTGACTTTACTGTACCCTCTACTTGTACCAGAATTGTGGTTCAATTCTTTGGTGTATCCTTGTCTGGTACTGATAATATTCTAGTTAGGCTTGGAGATGCCGGTGGTATCGAGACTACTGGTTACTATAGTGGCTCGAGAGATATTACTCCAGTAACAAATGGTCTTATTGTCTTTGTGAGTTTTAATACTAGAACTGTTACAGGGCATATGGATATTGTAAGAGCAGGCTCTACTAATCAATGGTCTTCTACCCACAATGTGTCTATGAATAACATCAGTAACTCTGGTGGTGGCTCTATGACGCTATCTGACTCTATTACCACAGTAAGAGTAACTCGAAGTGGTACAGATACCTTTGATGCTGGTAGCATTGCAGTAAGATATTGGACATAAAAGAAAAGGGCGCTTTCGCGCCCTTCCTTATGCCTTGTCCCAAGGAAGACACTGGTACTCTACATCCGGTAGAGGAAGACCTCGGGCTTCAATGTTAATCATGTTCTTCATGATATTCCCTTCAGCCTCCTGTACACAGACTTCATGAGAGGGGTAGATAGCTGGGTCTGCAAAGGTCTTACAAGGCTCTCCCATAAAGCAGACTAGATAGATAGCACTAAACATTATTCAACCTCCTCTAACTGATTGAAGTCTTCGATAAGTTGTAGTTTAACAAACTCAAGAACACCTAGAACCTCACAGTTTGAAATATTCCCTGCTCCTTCTTCATAAATATAGTCCACGATAGCTTTGACCATAGTAGAAGCTTTCTTATCTTCAGTCATTCTTTATTCTCCATTTCATTGATTAGTTTGTCGAGGTATACTTTAGCCTTTTTCAAATCTTCTACCGGATTCTTCTTGTACCTCCAGCGATGGAGGTATTTCTTTATGTTCCATTCAAGACCACCTAGATATGCTTCTCTTGGCATATTATCTTTCAGGTAGTCCCAACACTCAATCTCACCACCAGTATAGTGATCAGGTTTATTTACTTGGTCTATCCCCATCTACAACCTCTTTAGCAGTCTTAAGTAGAATATCCTTTATGGCATAAGACAAAAGGAACTGGACTTCTTCGGTAGCCAGATCGAATTCAATCTCCGCCCCGCCATCTTCCTTTTCGTGGATATTGATTACTTCCATTTAGTTAACTCCGTCCATGAAACAGGGAACTTCTCAAGCATTTGCTCACTGATTTGGTTAGCAATGAGTCTGGTTTCTTCTTGGGTATCTGGCTTACAGCGTAGATTGCACATGTTAGCAAATGCATCTAGGCTTCCACTCCAGAACCATTCTGTATACATAGACTGAGGCAGTACCATACGGGCCATCTCAGGAGCGATACCATCTTCAATCATAGTTTCATATAACATTAGTTGACTACCGTAGAGTCCCCAACCCCCACCATCTTCGTAGTGCTTAAGGGGCTCACCAGAGCCTTGCTTTTTGTCTTTAGCTCTACTCCTCCATACTTCTGGATGGTAGAACTCTGGGGTATCATCTACGTAACGTCTAGAGACTTCATTCATTCTAAGGTATTCATGCTTAACCAGTTGTGCTCTTACAAATACGGGAGCCTTAACGTGGAAGCTAGCAAAGCAATGACCGAAGGGACTGTAGTGCCCATGATCTGCAAGGTACTTGATCAGCTTATGGTTCTGTTGTTCAGTGAACTCCTTATATCCTTTCTTGAATGATACTCTGGCAGCATCTACCACAGTGTTGTCATTTCCCATGTGATTTAGTAGGGTAGCTTTCATTCCTGCCACTCCTCAAATAAGTAGCACAGCATATTTTCCCGCCTACCTATAAAGAATACAGGCTTATTCATTCCGTAGGCAATACCCGCTTCTACAAACTTACCTCCAGAGTACTTTTCAGGACCGGATATAAGCAGTAGACAATCGGATAGTTTAATATCATTAAGGTCTTCGACAGCAATCTCAAATCTTTCCTCAACAGAATGCTTTTCTGTTGGTAGAAACTCTTTAGAGTGCCACTTAGACACAATCTCGTGACCTTTAGCTTTTAGTTCTTCTGCTTTACTATGGGCTAGTTCTTTATCATGTGCTGCTACATAAATCTTCATGATCTCTCCTTTGTTAATACGGCCTAACTGCTTCAACCACCCTAACGGGCTGTGGGTCTCTCAAGCACACAGGTTTGCCGATTGTCCCTACTGGAGTGCTTTGTTCGGGGTCTTATTACTCACATTGCCTGAGGCCGGTAGAAGGGTCGTAGTAGCACGCTCCGCTTTCCTCTACGAACTCAGTGTCTTCTTCCTTCTCTTCTTCTACTGCCACATCTTCTACAGCAGAAGCATTTAGGATACCGTAACGCTTACCTGAGGCTCTGAAGGTAGTGCAACCAGATGCTCCACCAAGATAGGCTTGCATGTAGACATCCTTGAATTGATCCCAAGTAACCTCATCTCCTACGTTACAAGTCTTAGAGCAAGCACTATCCACAAACCTAGAGGCAGTGTTGAGCACTTTCACATGGTCAAAGACAGACAACTCGTTAGCAGTCTTACCCTTTACTCCAAAGACTCTGTATCCGTAGTCTTCAACTCTTTCAACTTTAGGTCCTTCGAAGGTTTGAATAGTACGTTCATAAGAGTGGCTAAAAACAGGTTCAATACCAGAAGACACATTGTCAGCACTGAGACTAATAGTGCCTGTTGGGGCCACACTAAGAAGATGACTATTCCTAATACCATAATTATGGATATCCCTGCGAATATGTTCAGGAAGGGTTCTAGCAAATTCAGACTCCAGATACTTGTCTGCAATGAACATAGGGAATGGTCCCTTTTCCAGTGCAAGACTGATTGACGATTGATAGCAGGTATCTCTGATCACTGTCATGACTTCTTCAAGCCACTTAAGGAACTCAGGAGAGCCGTAGGTATAGCCTAGAGCTTCACCAGCGTTAGCTACACCAGTAACTCCTAGACCCATCCTACGCTTGCTCTGAGCCTCCATACGCTGCTCTTCCAGAGGGTAGACAGTACGATCAATGACGTTATCCATAGCTCTAACTACAGGGGCGATGTCATGCTTCAGTTGCTCGTAATCGAAGGTGTAACCTGAAGACTCTCCAGCATGTTGCCAGTAAATATACTTTACTAGGTTAAAGCTTCCAAGAAGACAGGCACCATAAGGTGGCAGCGGTTGTTCGCCGCAAGGGTTAGTAGCAGCGATAGTCTCACAGTAACCTAGATTGTTCTTCTTGTTGATAGTGTCAATAAACAACACACCCGGCTCTGCCCAGTCCCAAGTAGAGCGAAGGATTTCATCCCAGAGGTATCTAGCTCTGACAGTCTTGTAACGTTTACCTTCGAACTTAAGATCAAACATCTTGTCATGAATCACAGCATCCATAAACTCATCAGTGATACCTACAGAGACATTGAATTGAGTTAACGTAGTCGAGTTATTCTTTGCTTTGATGAACTCCTCAATATCAGGATGATCTACTCGTAGAACTCCCATTTGCGCCCCTCTGCGGTGCCCAGCACTAGCGATAGTCTTGCAGATGGCGTCGAAGATGCCCATGAAACTAATAGGTCCGGAGCTACGGGAATCAAGTGACGCGATGTGATCCCCCCGTGGTCTAAGCGAACTAAAATCATAACCGATACCTCCGCCAAGTCTCATTGTTTGTGCTGCCTCAGCGGCCTTCTCCATGATACTATCCATGGAGTCTTCTAGCGTACCGCTTACGAAGCAATTAAAGGAAGTGACTTCCCTAGGTGCTCCCATAGCTGCCTGTACACGACCAGCAGGAAGGAACCTCTGGTCAAGGAGGACTTCTTTAAACTGGAGATAATGTTCTTCATTGTCCTTAAGAGCATCTGCAACACGGATCATAGCCTCCTTAAAGCTTTCTCCCTTGGAGCGATATTTCATAGCATGAATCTCTTCCGAGATGCTAAGTGTGGGGCCGTATTTCTTTTCAATAATCAAGGAGCACTCCGTTGTTGGTTAAGACCACGTTCTTAACTTCATGGTCTAGGTTAGAATTGAAGTCTGGGATCATCACCTTTTCGTCTTCTGGGAATCCCATCAGCATGTCGATTAGTTCCTTAACGGTCATATTAAATCTTCTCAAATACTGTGATAACTCTGAATCTGTGGTTAGTAGATTTTACCATACCAATTACAGCTATGATTTTCCAATCAATCTTTCTGTACATTGGAAGAACCTGATCGAGCCAGACAACATGTGTTCCTTTCTTACATCTGGATAAAGCGTTCATCACCTTATTTCTTTTAACCATTGTGGGCTTATAGTGCTCAGCGTCTTCAACTGAATAGGGTGGATCGGCTAGAATAATGTCATAGTCTTCAAGAGGAACCATCTTCAGAGATTGAGCATCATCCACGAAAGTTGGATGGTTATCCTCGTTCAGGTCAACCGTATCACCCGGCCACACTCCTTGATCCACTTTGCCGGAGAATACATGTAGAGCTTTTTCTTTCTCTGGGAAAAGTGCCTTAATTCTTTTAAGGTAGCCGTCAGGGTATCCTCCGTAATAACCACTTTTTACCCCGTAGGCATTACCCATAATCCATGTCCCCACCAGTCTGCCGTCTTCACTTTCGTAGATAGACTCCGGGTATTTAGTTTCTTTTACATAGTTTTTTACACGGTCTTTTAGTTCCATTATCGGTTGTCCCCCTCACCAGAAATTACGTTACGTTCTTTACGAGACTTAAGCTTCTCCACATTCATCTCTGCAATAGTGCTAAGATGGTAATCAAGCTCTGCTGCTGCTCTAGCAAGATACCAAAGAACATCTCCAAGCTCTGCTGCCATAGCGTCAGCATCATAGGTGTTGTCTCTGATAGCCTTCTTGACCTTACCAGCAAACTCTCCTGCTTCAGAGGCTAGACCTAGGGCAGTATACTCCAGTCCTTTCTCTGGTGGATAAATAGCAGTGGAGTCAGTGAAGTCTTGATATATGTCGAAGAAGATATACTGATCTATTTCCTCCATGTCTGCTAGTTGTTCGGCTTCCCAGTCTTCTAACTCTTGAATCATGTCCACCATTTGCTCCTCCTCCTTACCTACAGGTTCTCCATAGTTAATACTCCAGTAGTATTCTGTACCGGGTACAGCATCATGCTCATTCATCATTTTCTACCTCATGCCCAAGAAGTTCTAGAGCTTTCTGTAGCATATAAGTTCTATCGAAATACTCGTTATCATAGCAACCTGCGTGTGGTACGTACTCCCAGACTAGCTCACCATCAAAGAAGACTCTACCACCATACTCAACGCCGCCACCACAAGTCTCACAGTCATTAGAGTCCCAAAGCTCTTCAATCTTAATCTTCATCTTCAGTCTCCCAACTAAATTCCTCTAGGTCAATCAGTCCCTCACGTATTAGTAGCTCTACCACTACCTGAGGTTCGATATCGTTGTCAATAAGCAACTGTTCTAGTCCGTAGTCTTCAACCAGATGCTCAATGGCTTCCTCTGATACAGTCTTATGTTTTCCCATATTCTTTTCTCAGAGCCTCCAGACTAACATGTTGAAGATCGTAGCAGCCATCTTCTACATTTCTTTTGATACACACTCCTGAGGACCAATGATTACACTGGGACTTTCCTGCCCATGGGGCAACGTAGTCTTGGTATACTCCGCATACAAGTCCTTGACGTTGGCTACCAGAAGAATCTCTAAGTACATGATAGTCAAAAAGATGGGAATGCCCACAGGTGCTTGACTTGAACCGCTTTTGGGTAAGAGCGAATCCGTGATGAACAGACTGAAGTGCACGACCACTAATACCACTAACAAAGTAATGGCTATAATCAATTCCGTCAACATTAATTACTCCGGGGTTTCCACCGTCATACTCGACAACATCGCTGTAGCGACTTGCAAAGTCAAGGTCCCTAAAAGAAATCCCATAACGAATGCCTTCAAGGTGAGGTTCGTAGTCAAGAACCTTTTTAATCCTGTGCTCATGGTTACCCTCCAAGATAACACTATAAGGCTTCTTCTTCTTGGCTTTAGTGATTGGTCCCCACATACGCTCTTGTGCGTCTAGATGGGCATTGATATCCTTCTCGTAGTTCCTGCCGTGGAAGCTGGCCTTACCTTTGTCATAAGCAGAGAGGCTTGGCATGTCGGCAGTATCACCAATGTTGATCAAGACATCAGGTTTCAAATCTAGAATAAGTTTACCGATCCAATCATAACGATTATTGTTATAGTCAGGATGACTATGCGAATCGGGTAGGATCAGATGTGTTTTACTCATTCGCACCACTCCAAATTATCTACGTTACAGTTCTTTACGTTACCATCTTTAAACAGCACATATTCATAGCCGTTAGGATTAGGTAGATACTTCTCGGCTACTAGTCTATGGACGTATTGTCTGTGTTGGTGGTTCAGGTAGAAGTTAATAAACTTAGTGCCGTCAGATTCCTGAGAAGGGATGACTGTGAAACCATCTGCTGCAATCTGGGCACCTATTGGACCTCTCTTCATAAGTCTTCTAGTAGACATTACTTTACCAGACTTTCTTACGACAAATGGATAAGGCACTTCGTATGGTTCAATCATTTCATTATCCAATACAGGTGGACAGGCCAGATGAAGACTCCTAGGATAATGGTTAAGACCTTCTGTTTAGTAGATGGTGGTTCTTCTTGGTAGTGATCTCTAATGAAGTCGTCGTAGTCATTTTGGAATACACACCACCAAATAACCAGAGAGTTTACTGCACCTAGGATTAAGTAAAGAGAAATCAGAGTACTCATCTAACAAGCTCCATGAAAGCATCTAAGTCAATTACTACAAGAGGTTTACTATGGTTCTGCTTGATCACCAGTAATGGCTCCATATCTTTAGGAGCGTTAGTCTTGGCTTGCTGATACCAAGCATAGACACCTACAGAGGCTCTAGACTTACATTCTGTCGCATAGGGAAACCAACGTTTAGCGGCAGGACTAAGTTGAACATCCATACCCCCAGCCCCCATGCTTGTACTCTTGACATCATCAGGCTCTAGTCTAGGGAAAGCATCAAGAATCTTGTCTCTGACTAATTGCTGGAGCAGCCGTCCCTTAGCCTTGGCGCTTGAGGTCTTCATTAGAACTCCACTGCTTTTGCATTACTGTCTTTACCAAATACGGAATCAAACACTGCAATACGCTCTCCTTTAGTCCTGCTATTTAGAGTCTTGATAAGGTTGGTAGCAATGATATACTTCTTCCAGATTTCCTCTTGACTAACTAGGATAAGGTTAACATCATGTTTTCTGATACTAGCAAATTCTCCTTGTCCAGCATCAGAGCCTAGAACCCAACCATCAATTTGTTTGTAGACGTCTTGAAGCTTTTGGTCAGGGTCATAGACAACATAGTCCCAATCAGAATCATCAGTCCAACCATCTTTGGTTACCCTAGAGCCTGTAGCCTTCACCCAATAGCCATCGTTAACTAAGTCTGAGATAATTTTTCTTCTGGCCCCTTCAATAGAAAGTTTGCCTAGACTACCAGTAGACACCGGGGTAGGCCAAGGAGATGTTGGGACTGCCATAACTTTCTCAAATTCTTCGTCAGTTAGACTAGGGAGAGTAGTATAAGTCATTCTTTAAACTCCGGTACTTTTGGTAGATTAGCCACTTTTGTCAAATAGACTGGACCCGATGAGTAAATAAAAGTACGAAGACCTTTCCAGCATTCCTTGCGGTAGTCGCAGTAACTACAGGCAGCAGGAAGCTTCATATTACCACTCTTACCATCTGGTACTGGATCAAACTCCCTATGGGGTTCTGTCTTCATAGTAGACATCATCTTGGTAGCTACCAGTCTAGACGGGAACAGATGCAGTTCTGGAGTAAGATCGTAATAGTCTAAGCATAGGTGGCCTAGTGTCTTATCCATTACCAAGAAGGCACCACCAGTCTTATCAGTAACAAGTGGGTCATCCTTAGCCCCATAGACATAGCCAGTAAGTTGCTGGATATAACCAAAGGGATCGTCTACCCTAAGTTCATTCTTCTCAAACTTCTTGAAGCTAGGACTGGAAGCACTCTTCACATCAATAGTAACACCATCAATAACAGCATCACGGTGCCCAACAATACCATCTACTACAATCTCGTCCTGCTCTCCTTCTACTGTATGACCTGCTGCTTTGGCTAAAGACAGTAAGAGGTTTTCAATCAAATCTCCATATGCAAATTTGAGTAGAGTACTTGCAGGTAATGCAGCTTCTTTAGATTCGGTATTAAGATAGTACCATAACTTTCTCTTGCACGGTGTGCCTATGTTAGACATTCTAAGTGTAGACTTACGCTCCTCGGGTGTTGAGAATCTACGGTCCATAGCTTCAGAAGAGGTGTTCCTGAAGTACTCAGACACAGTAGCATCCCAACCGCCTTTACGAGAAACTACATCCTCAATGTCTTTTACTAGAGTGTCAATGGTTTTCATTAGAAAGGTACCTCTACGTTAATCTTAGTATCTTTCTTAACTTCTGGAGTCTCCTCCTTAGGTTCTTCTCTTACAGGCATCTCAGCCATAGAGTGAACAATGACCTTCTCAAGCCTAGTGCCGGGAGACATTGAAGTGGTATATACCGTGAACTCCACCTCAACATCAGAGCCATTAGGAATCAGAGTACCAGTAAACTCAGAGCCATCAGCATTAACTACTTTAGGAGCGCCACTGGCCCACTCTAGTACCTTACCTCCAGCCATAGTAGTTTCCTTACGCTTAAAGGTAGCAATGAAGTTTCCATCGTCATCGAACTTACCTTTACCAGAAGTCCCTGAAGACTTATAGATAGCTTTGTTTTCTTTATCTAGGATAACATCAATCTTAAAGAGTCCTCCAAAGTCATGAGGATTACCTTGCCAGTCCTTTAGCTCTTTGTTAGAGTCAAAGACTTTTGCCCAAAGAGACTTACCTTTAATGGAGAATTTCTTAGTTGCCATAGTTTCTTTCTTCCTTCATACTATAGATAATATCAGTTAAGCATTCATGTATCCAAGAACCTTCCATTAGGAAGTAGGCTTCTTGGTTTGGTTCTAGTCTGTACATCTTGACAGATTACACCTCCTTTGTCAAGAGAAATCTTCACCATTTAATCAACAACTTAGGTCCTCCTAGCGTAAATTCGTCAGAGATGAACAGTCCTTCTAAATGGTAGGTCCACTTAGAATTATCGGTCGGGTAGTATGAGCCTACAGGGTCTCTAAACCAAGCCTTATAGAAATCCTCTGGGTCAGAACCTTCGTAGTAATTATAGATAAGTATACCCTCCATCACTTACTCCATACTGTAAGACAGGTAGGCCCTAGAACAGGGGAGCCATGAGTTTGTGCATTATGACTATGAAAATAATTGGTGTCTACGCTATACCTGTCTCTTCTCCAAGAATTGTATCTAGAGTTTAGCATTGGCTTACCAACTATACGCCACTTAGATTCTGAGAAATCAAACTTAGTTGTAACTCTAATCATTCTTCACTCCATTCTACAAGTGCTCTAGGGCTGATATAAAACTCTACCTTTAGATCAATCCAGTCTTTAGGGTTTTGTTTATAGTCGTGTTTAAAGTAGTGTTTCCCAATACAACTATAATGATAGCCACTACTCAGCGCTGTGAGGCAAGTAGGACCATCCTTATCTTCTGGCCAATACCAGATACCATAGTAACTCAGTGGGTCTGAAGCCATGTTTTGCCTACCTTCGTGTTACCAGCCAAAGGACAAAAGACCTCAAGCTCTTTACCTACGTCTTCAATAGCTTGTCTTTGAATCTCTCCAAGTCTTTCTGCTTGTTCCTTGGTGCCGTAAACCTCTGTCTGCCATTCATCATGAACAAAGTTGACTTGCTTAAAGACAATGCCTTCTGCTTTAGCTCTAGTACGCCAGAGGATATTAGCATGTTTCATAATGACTGCCTCTCCATTCTGTAGATAACCAGCAAGCATATGATGTTCAGAGGTACATTTAACCTTCCTGCCGTCTAGACCGATGAAATAACCTCGTCTAGCATCATTAGGGATAGTCCAGTCTTTAAGCTTCTTTAGTCCCGGTAGGGCAGCAAGGAAGTTACTCACTGCTTGGGAAGCTTCCTTGTTAGAGCACTGTAGAATCTCTGCCACCTTGGGGATAGACGCCCCCAACAAGAAGGCGTAGATGAATGTCTTGGCATGGTCTCTGGTACGACAGATAGGGCCTAGAGCCTTTTTGTTCATGTTATGAATGTCTGTCTCTAACTTCTTATCACCCCTACAGATAGCTTCGACGTATTCTTTAGACTTCATGTAGTGAGCCAGTAGCCTAAGCTGGATACCTTCAGCATCGGTACCAACTAGCCATGTGTCTTCTGAAGCTGTCCAACAGTTGCGCATAGGACCATCAAATCTAGCCTTGATTTCTTCTACTGGTGTCTTAGGAGTATCAGCAAATGGAGCAGAGATGTTTGCACTGTTAGGTGCAGAGTGGCTCATACGATGCGTCCAAGCGCCAATAGGCCAGTACTTACCATGAATCTTACCATCCTTCTCACAGCACTTTAGCCACTCTGTGAGGGCCTTCCTGCGTCCTTCTAGGGTAAGCCACTTCACTAGGTCTTTAGCCGCTTGAGGTGCGCTAGCTGGTAGGGTGGAGAGGTTCTCCTCATTAGTCATCCAGCCGTATCTATCGTAATGATCTTTACCTTTCTTGTTAGTCATCTTGCCATACTCCCATTAGGTTTGGAGCTAGACTAAAAATAGTACCACTCTTTACATGCAACTCCCAACTCCACGGAGTCTTACCGACAAAACCTTTGTGCAGGTAGTAGTATCTATTTGAGTTCGTGTCATAGCTAAAGTAGTTTCTATCGTCCTTATGGTAGAAGATCATTCTTGCCACTCCACAAGATTAGTAGGTGCAACTTGTGCATATCCTAGACCATTCTCATTAATCCAAATAGTTAACTTGTTTAATGTAAAATCAGAGATAAAGGTGTAAGATTTATTTCTATTTTGTACACTAATTCGTTCTTTGCTTGCACAAATCATCTGCTATCCTTTTCAAACTTCTTATGGCCTTTGGTCTTGATTACTGGCTTCCATCCTGCTCCCCACAGTACATCAATACGATCAATAGGACTACCGGGATTGAAGGCTTCATAGTCAAAGCACACTAGTTCAGTACCTTCTACTTTGGTGAGTGGGTACTTATCCATAGCATCCTCTACAGTAGAGAACAGAGTACCATCTTTCTTAGTACGATACTTTAGTCTGTTGACTTCTACCAGCTTAGGAGGAAACTCTTTCTGGAATGAATCCTCCAGAGTCTTCATCTCAGAATCTACCTCAGCTAGTAATCCTTCGGCCTCAGGTTTGTTAAAACTAAAGCCATTCTGGTTCATGTCCCAACATACAATAGCCATGTCGTGCTCAATACGCATAGCCTTAGCCCAGTCAACAGAGTAGATATAGTCCTTATAGTAATCAAAGATAGCCTCAAGGACCTCTACGTCCTGCTCACCATAGGTAATCATCTCCTCTGTACAGACATCCCAAGGACCATCAAACTTAAGCTTCTTGATGCCAAGATACTCACCTAATTCGTCAAGAGAATGAGTGATAAACTTCTGGTAATCTACTAGCTTGGATACCACAAAGGTATCAATAACAGACCTAGGGTTAATTAGTGGAGCTACTAGTCTATTGATATGCCATACGTCAAAGCCTAGTCCATTGTGGAATACCCATTTGTCTGGTTGGTAAAACTCTACCCAAATCTTGAACACAGACATATCAAAGAAGGTCTGGATGAAACCATCGGAAGTCTTAACCCTGATAAAATGAATCTTGGTAGGTGCCAATCCGTCTGTCTCGATATCTACAAAGGCTAGCTTCATTACCATCTCCATAGATTGGTAGGGGCTAGTTGGTTTAGGCTTCCGTTCTTCATAAAGCCAGACCAATTGTACTCCCATGAAGATGTCTCTACGGTGTACTTTCTTTTACAAAAATAGTTGTAAGACTTATTATGATACCCAAAGATTTCTTTTTCTCTGTTATGGACAAAGATCATATCACCACCTATCAAGAATACTTGGGGCTAGGAAAGCTTGAATATAAATCATTCTTCCCAATATAGAAATAGCTGTAGTCTTTGTACTGAGCAACAGCCCAAGCACTATGCTTTGAGTTATACAGCATCACCTGACCTCACTAATGATGGTGGTTCTAGGCTCATAGTAGACAGACCCAGCATAACCTAGTTTAGAGAATGGCCTGTTCTTAGTAACAAAGAATTGAGTAGTGTTGCTAATCTCCTCATCAGTGGATTCCTTGTCTCTCTCAATCTTGATAAGCATGATAGCCTCCTCTTCAAGAGACTTGGCGTACTTGGCGTGACCATCATCATTGACGTGACTAATCATGATCACTCCGATGTTTAGTTCCTTAGCAATCTGCGCAAGGTTAGAAGCAATCTTTGTGAGAACGTTAGTAGCCCCCTCAACCCCACCCATGTAGGCTAGACGTTGTACGTGGTCTACAAATACGTAGTCAGCACCATAGACACTAGCAGCTAGTCTGACATAACTAAGAATCTCCATTGGGTCGTCACCAGATTTCATTTCAAAGACAATAGTGCGGTCTCCCTGCGCAATCTCCTGCGCCGCCTTGATAACATCTTCTTCAGAGATACCATTCTCCGCCGCATCTTCCTTAGTCCTTACATTAACACCAAGCTTATAGGTAGCCATCGCACGATAGGTAGTGGACTTCTGTTCCTCCATATGTAGTAGACCAATCTTCTGGTCACTATTCTGTAGCAATCCAGTCTCTAGCTTACGGAAGATTTCAGTCTTACCGCTACCGGGAGGAGCCATAAGGAATGTAAGGCCACCCTTGACAATACCCCTGATCTTCTCGTCTAGTTCTTCAATACCAGTACGTACATACTCATAAGGATTCTCTTCCTTAAGGATGGTTTCGATCTGGCTATCAGAACAGAAGAAGTTATCGGGAGTCCAACGTTGTGGCCTAAGAGCAGACCACTTAAGCTCATCCTTCTGGCCTGCCATTAGGGCTTCATTAGCGTCCTTCCACTTAGCTAGGGGAACGTAGAAGAACTTACTAGGAAGGGCCTTGTAGAGTCTCTCTGCCGCCTTCTGGCCAGTCTTGTCTAGCTCTCCTGCATAGACAATCTCTTGGAAGCTGTTGAGATAGTCGAAGTGTTTCTTTACAAAAGCATCTCCAATAGAGCCGGAAGGTAAGGAGAGTACTGGCCAAGTTGAATCCATAGATTGATATAGGGAAGCAGCATCAAATTCTCCTTCAGTTAAGTAAAGTCTTTTAGTAGAGGCGGGGTTAACTACTGGTCCAAAGAAGTCTAGAAGGGGAACTCCTGAGTCTTTAAACCAGAAAGTCTTGTCACTATACCCACGGTACTTGGTATTGTTAGGATACTTGAACGCATACCTGAAGGGATTACCTTTCTCGTCTGTGTGTATAACAATACCATACCGTTCTGCAATCTTTGGATCGAGTCCCCTAATACCTTCATAGGTGAATCCTTTCGGTTCTTTCTTCTTGATGTCTACATAGTCTTCAGTCACAATCCATTTACCTCCACATCCACCATGACAATATCCTTTACCTTTCTCATACCAAGAGAAAGCATCTTTGCTACCACACTCGGGGCAGGTAGCGTGTGTTACCATTGGGCTAGACATGCTGCACCTATAGGTTGGCCACAATCATCTTCATCGTCCTCACAATTTGTCCAACTCCAGATATTGTCGATAAATCCATAGTCCCAGATTGCCATAGTGACCCCAGAATTTTCTGAGGAATTTTTCCAAGTTTTATACCAATAAAGACACTTACCATCTCTGTGTTTATACAAACCTTTATTCATTGTAACTCCAATCAGCTAATGCTCTAGGTGCCAGTAGAGGATTAGTCTCTACGAATACTTGGTTCTTTGGATTAGCTATAGTTAGTTTGTATTTATGGACACTTCTAAACTTTGGGTACAAGTTGACCACATTAATATCTTTGTTCCTAAGACAGAGGATACCATGTTCAAACTTCCTGATCATCTTCCCACCATACTAGTCGTTCTGGTACTACTAGTGTCTGTCTGTGAGCGTATTTACGAAACATCTCTAATCCCCAATCAGCCTTAAAATTCCTGTCGTTTAATATTGTTTTAAAAACTAGTTCTAAAGACCTAGAGCCATGATTGTAACCTGAGGTACATCTGCCTTTTTCCCAGTAGTCTATTTCAAAACTTTTACTGCCTGCTCTAACTGCTATACCATTAGTCATCCCAGTACATCTCCTCTAGCTCAGAGATTTCCTCAAAGTCTTCGAACTCATCCAGAGAATCATAGATAGCATCAAGGCATTCTTGGCAATAGTAATCTTCCCAAGTCTCTACCCATTTAGCCAATGGAGAGTCACAACTACGGCATCTCATACTTCAATCTCCCAATAAGTCAATAACTCTGGAGCAATCATATTTGGTCTACTAGATTCTCTCCATTCTACTTGTTTATCTTTTGAAACATGGAAGGGTTTACCAAATAGACGACCTGTACGATCATTATTTATAGCCATATCCTGTCCTACCCAAAAGTAAATTAAGTAAGTCCCATCAAATGTCTTTTTATGGTACATCAGAGTCGCACCTTTCCACCAGTAAGCAGGTTACTAAGTTGATTGAAGATAGCACCAGAAAGGTCGTCTACTTTGGTGATAGACACAGACTTAGGATAGATACTCTGAACATGGTCCGTAAGGATACCAACTCCAACACACTCAACTCCATGTTCACCACACTCATCAATAGCATCTTTAAGACCCATAACCAGAGGTCCTCTGGGGGAATACTCATCTCTAACGTTGATGGTAGCATTAGCAGGTTGGCCATCAGACAACACAAAGAGAATCTTACGTTTCTCCGGTCTTTGGAGCAATTCATGGTAAGCCCAGATAACAGCATCTCTATCAGAGTTATTACCTGAAGCACAAGTACCAATACAAGAGATAGGCCCTTTAGCTAGTTGAAGAGTTTGATTAAAGTCTTTGAACTTAAACAGATTCAATGGTTCGTATCTGTGGTAGACTTTTCTACTTTTCTGAGCTTTATATACCAAGTCTTGAAGCCCCTTTCCATCGCCACCATTATCAAACCCACTAATCTGATACTTAATTTGAGTACCTTCAAGGCACTCTGAGAAGGCAACTGTAGCCTCCATAGCTACCTTACATTTAGAGCCACTCATAGAGCCACTAAGGTCAATAAGGAAGTGGACTGCCGTATCAAGCTCCATACGATCCTTACGTTGCTTATAGACCACAGGAGAGCCTAGAGAGCCTGCTACGATACGCTTGGTGTCAAGTCTGCCAAACTCTCTAGCAAAGTCCCAATCACGACTTTCCTTAGCCATAAGAGCACGACGGAGCTTAGCCTTCATAGTGTTGACAAGACCACCAAGCTTCATCTTGACAGCCTCGTATTCAGCAGCAGTAGACTCAACCATTCGCTTCTGTCTGTAGTCTTTACGCTTATTTGTAGAGGTTTTGGTAAAGACCTCATCGTATCTGGTGCTAAGGACTCTATAATCCCTGCCAGAGGCTTTAACCTCACTCATATACTTATCTACCTTACCTCTGGTAGTCTCCTTAATCCATTCAATAGGGCCTTCAAGCATCTTGTTGCCTTGAGCATCTACAAGTTTGCCATAAGGTTTCTTACCGTGCTTAGGTTTACCTTCAGTGAAGTCTCCATCCTTGTCAAAGGTGAAGTCAGAGGGATTACCATCAAGACCTTGACCCTCTCCGTCATCTTCACCATCCTCTGACATAGGCTTAGGAGGTTGATTTTTCGCAGACTCCTCTAGCAGCTTCTCAATAGCCAGAGCAAGGTTAAGGATTTCCTCTACAGAATTACACTTCTTAGCCTCATCTGAGAACTTGTTGCCCCATGCTTTGAAACGGTCAGGAAGCATCTGGTACATCTCTTCGTTGTTAGTACCAGTGTATTCACGAGTACCAGCACGAAGGATAGCATTTTGAATAGCAGGAGCCGTGATAGTAGTAAACAACTCTTTGTTTGCCTTGAGGTGCTCTAGCTCTTTCTCTCCGGCAGACTCCCTCATAACATGCAGGTTCTTCTGAGCACCAGGATATTCCTTCATGATACGATCTTCGATACGCATATCCTCAAGACAATTAGCGATAGCTAAAGCCTGTTGGCTTTGAGTCTCACCAAATTCTTGCCATGCTTCCATGTTAGTATGCCTCACATGGCCAGCTTCATGGTCCAGAAGACCACGCATAGTCATTACTTCTTCATGATTAAACTCAAGGTTATCAGGAAGAGAGGGGAGAGTAATCTCCTTGCCGTCTGTACAGGCAACTGCTGACTCCCCATCAGCTTCAAAGACTACAGAGCATTCCTTGTTACGGCCAAAGACAGCAGCAGTCTGAGTAATCTCATGGACGAGTTCATGTCCCTTTTTCATTCTTCTTCACTCCAGTTTGAGATAACATAGGCACCAAGCAATTTAAATTCTTTCTTGTTTACATCATTGTAATTTTCAAAGGAGACACCCTGAAAATCACAATCATGTAATGATTCAACTCTTTTACCTCTATTAAATGACATTAGAACATCATACCTATTATTTACTGGCCAATATCTAATCATCTTACCACTCCCAATTAACCAGCTTTAGTGGTGCTGCATGGACCATTTCACTAGTAGAGCAACTACTCTTAAAGCCTTGTTGGTAGTTGTAGATAGAAGAACTATACTTAGGGGTTATATAATTATACCTATAATCCTCCAGTAGAAGAAAGAAGTCTACAGTAGAAGACTTTGTATGCTTACCACCAAGAAAGATGCCACCCATTATTCACTCCAAAATGCTAGGATTTCGGGGGATACTAACGACATTTTACTAGTGCCTTGGTCTCCTGAAGAACAAGCATATCTTAATCCAGAAGGTCTAACGTAATAGTATTTCTTTTGAATTAGGCTCCAAGCAAATGTGTTACATCTTGAGGAGTCTTTGGTATAGTAGCCTCCAACAAACACACCATCCCTCATCATTCCTTCCCCCAAAAGAGAATGTTTAGAGGGGCCACTAAGGCAGCCCCACCGTATTCTTTATCATGAGATTCATTCCAACCCCACCCATCTGCCTTGTCTAGGGTAAGGGAGTACTCAAGCCATCCCGTTCTTCCAACAAACCAACCACCAGCAGGAAGAGGTCGCTTTAATAGCCACCCATCCTTCGGTTCCAAGTTAAGGCCATCGTTAACCTTTGCTGACACGATCCACCAAACCTTTCAGTACCGCTGCATCAGCCTCCGTAGCACGATCCACAATGGTTTGAGTAAGAGCACGATGCATGTTCTTCTTGTTCTTAGGATAGATGGAGTTGAAGAACATAACACTACGAGCGATAGCCAACATACCACGAGGACTGATGGGCTGGAGAACTTTAGCCTTCTCGAAGGCATCAAGGTGTTCAGTGGTATACTTACCAATCACATTGATTTCTTCTTCAGCAAGCATGGGGAAGTGGCGCTTGACAAGGCTCTTACGCTCATCATCAGACAGATATTCAACCTTAGCCCAGATGGTGAAGCGGTCAAGGAAGGCAAGAGATTGAGGACGAGCACCTTGATACATACCATGCTCGTCACCCTGACCAACAGTATTACCCGTACCAAACATACGGAACTGTTCATGAGGGTAGACCACACGACCACCATCCTCCGTAATGTTCAGGCCATTGCCTTCAAGAGCAGCTTGCATAACATAGCTGACATCAGGACGGCAGAAGTCAAGCTCATCGAACACGCAGATATAGGGACCAGACATAGCACGAGGAAGCATACCGTCTACGAAGACAGACTTACCGTCTTGCAGGGTATCACGACCAATAAGGTCCATACGAGTAATCTCAGAGTCAAAGTTGATCCGAGTAAAGGGCCAGTTAAGGTGTGCTGCAATCTGTTCAATCAGGGTAGTCTTACCAGCACCAGTATGCCCTTGCAGATACATACGTTGGTTACTCATGATTGCATACAGAGCCTTTACAAGAAGCTCTTCACGGAAGATGTAGTGAGGATCAACAGCAGGCACATCAGGATGAACACCATCCCACTCCCAAACAGGAACTTGCATGTCAAGCTTCTTAAGATCAGAGAATACATCTCCGACATTTTTCATAACAATCTTACCGTTAGGAATAGTACCATCTCCGACGACTTTAGCGTCATCAAAAGACTTAGTAGTCAACTCCTTGGTCATACGGGAAATTGCAGCAGCAAGCTCCTTGGTTTCCTTCTTGAGTTTAGCGACCTCCTTATCGGAGAGTTCCTTAATGGTAGTAACCTCACGAGCCAAGGCAGTCTGAGTTTGAGCAGAAGTACGGATAAACTTCTCGATATCAGAATACTTGGGAACCTCAAAGCTACTCAGAAGATGATCAAGTGTAGTCTTCTTCTCAGCAGTAAGATTAGGAAGCTTAGGAATACCCAAGTCTTTAAGGTCGCCAACAGAAATGTATCCTTCAGAAAATTCTTTCCAATCACGGTACATAGCCCAAAGAGTAGCCACAAACTTATCCTCAGGGATAAAGTTTGGGATAATCTGTGCGTCATTAGGAGCATCAAGCACAACCTTGACGAACTCTTCATGAGACACAGCACCACTTGCGACAAACAAGACAGCAAAGGGAGGAATAAGATCGAGAGTCTTGTAGAAAGTCTTGTCAAACTTCTTCTCGATAGCTTCATACCCAGAAGGATTAACATTCTTCATATAACGCTTGAAGGCGTGCTTGACATCTTTACCCTTCATTTCCCATTTCTCAGGGTCTTGGAGTTCAATCTCCTTCACAAGATTCTCGATAGCCCCATCCGAAGGACCATTATCCTTGAACATGAAGTTACACAGCGGGTAGATTTCGATAGCAAGATCATTGTAGGTTTTCATTCTCAGTTCTCCGTTCCAGTGTTGAATTTAACAAGGTTGATCGGCATTAGATAATACTTAGGGTCTTTGTCATACCCCCTAGGCATATACCATTCGGATATTAGTGTTTCTTTTAACACTAAGTTTCCGTCTGTTTCCTCAGTTCTAGATAGCCTAAAGAAATACTTTTGGTTGTCTATGGCTAGTATGTCACAAGATTCTAAAGCCATCAAACCCCTCCGTATATACCAAAGTGCTGCCTAGAATAACTACATCCTTGGTAGCAAACTCTGTCAAGATTTCATTGATTACTTCACCTCTCTTACTTGGATCAGTAAGATTGTAGGTAGCAATAGGAATCATGGATGTTCCCATGATACCATAGATACCCAAGGGAATGAGTGGGATTTCTACAATTTCAGCAGTCATCATTCCATACTCCTAGAAATAACGGGCCTATCCAGTGGTATCTTTTAGGCATAGACCAGTTACCTACTTTTATACGTTCTCCTTGATAAATATTAGTCCACACAGGCCCCTCAATCTTCCTAACAAGTCTATATGGACCACCAATGTACAAACATAGCATATCATCCATTTTCTTGATACCTCTGAAAGAGCCTCGTACAGAGGCGCTAGATGTTTTGGCTACCTCACCCTATGGAAACTCTTAGAGGCCACTGTACGGCCTTCCTATGAAGCGTACGGGTGGTTTTACGAAGTCAAACTCACTAGGTGATGTAATCGCCGTAGCCTATTGTATGGTAGGTGGTAGGGACGGTGGGACTTGAACCCACACGCGTTAAGCAAGGGATTTTAAGTCCCTCATGTCTACCTATTCCATCACATCCCCAAATTGGAGGTCCACCCGTGAATCGAACACGGATCAAGAGTTTAGAAGACTCTGGCTTTATCCATTAAGCTAGTGGACCGATAGTTTACTTATTCAGCCTCCAGCCAGTCACAAAGTTTGTCCCAACCTTCCCAATTTTTGCCATAGACAACAGCAAGGATAGCTGATGAATAGTCAAAGCAGGTGTGTGGAGTGATAGTAGTGTCTTTCAACTTCTGCTCTACCTGCTTATAGGGAATCCCCTTAAGATAGGCACGAATAAGATTGTAAGCCCTAGCCTCACGCTTCAGACGGACATTACGATGCCAGTCATAAGTGTTGGCTTCTTGGCTTTCACCATTAAGCAGCTTCTCCTTATTGCGAATACGACAGGCACGAGCAAGGTTACGCAATGCACGTTGTTGCTGCATAACGGACAAGTGAGACAGACGGAGGCTGTGTTTAGTTGTTTCCAGTTTCATTAGAACTGCTCCTTAACTTTGATAATCTCGTAGTGTTGCAGGGCTATTGGGTAATCATCAAAATACCCAATAAGTTTACCGTGGTCCATAACAATAAAGAACTCTCTAGGTTTGGGAGGGGGCGGCGCTTTAGGTCTAGGTTCAGAGACTCTTAGTACGTTAAATTTGTCTACGTTAATAAAACCACGGTAAGGACTATACTCTACCCAATCATGGCCCGGACAATTATTTCTTCCAAACTTATACAGTGGTCGAATAATGTTCATGCCTTCTTTCCGAGCCTCACTCCAACTAAGCCTATCATAATAGTCCAAGCCGTCTTTACCAACAAACATTGTTCTGGCCTTTTCATACGCCTTCTTGATGGCATCTTTCTGATCGCTAGAAAGAAGACCCCAAGGAGTTGTATTATTATAAGGAGTCCATTCCATTATACTTTCCTTTCTTTCATGTTACTAATCCACCATAGGGCTTCTTGGTATCTACGTTCCTCACGTTCCAGTCTTTCTACGTTACCATCAGTCATGTCAATGAGGAAACCTCTATGCTTGACGCAGAGGAGAAAGAACATGAATATGGAATACTGCGCAAAGAGGTCTATTACTTCCATTTCTCTGGACACTCCAGCTTCTCAGTACGCCTGATCTCACACTGGCTACGAGCCTTGGCGGTACGAACCTCAAGAGACTCAAAGCCCCATGCTACCTTCATCTTGTCGCAGGTACAGACAGAATAGTAGACACCACCAGTAGTGACACTATTCTTTTCTGGTTCTGAACGCTCAACAGAAGGCTTCTCAGGCTCGGGGTCAGGCCCACATTCACCATTACCACAAGCAAAGGTTTTGGTGGAGGTGAGAGCCAGCAGCAGGAAGGTGATAGTAGTAAGTTTCATTTATCACCTCCAAATATAATGGGCAGGATGATTGGAGCTACAACATACCATCCAAATACCCAGCCACCAATTCCTGAGAACACCGTGGACCAAGGTGGTGGGAAAGCAAAGGTCATTAGAGTCCCCCATAGGATAGCTACAAGAATGCCGCCCAAGGTGATTAGAGTAAGTTTCATTTTGTTTTCCTTTATAGAGCTAGAACTACAATAAACACAACCATTGTTACTAGGTTGAGAGCCACAGCACTAAGGATAATTGGGATGATTAGGGAAATCTTCATGACAAGTACACCATCACTAAGCCACCAGCGATCCAACCTACTGTCAGACCACCAAGGAAACCAAGCTTAAGGCCACGCATAAGCCAGAGCTTTGCAGTCTCTTTGAGAATAGCCACAAGGATAGCTTGAGACTCTTCTTTGCTTAGTTGTTTCATCTTACTTATCCTTACATGCTAGCCAGAGGATAACTAGGGCTACCAGTATGCTTACCAATAGCCCGTAGTCCATGTTATACCTCCACCAGTCCATTGACAAAGTGAGTGGCCATACGGTCAAACACAAAGGGATCACTAAGGCTCTTGGAACTACGCTTCATAGAAGCAATCTTGGCCAAGCCTTCCTTACGAAGATGACCAGTAGGGACAGGCAGACGATCCCCAACCTTGACCTCGTGGGTCATCATGTAGGCTTTGGGTTCAGGGCTGTCATCCTTAGGACGAGCCACAAAGGGAGCAGCCGTATAATCACCATGCTTGTCATGCATGATGTTGTTAGGACGCCGCTTACCAGCCTTGGCGGGAAGACCAAGCTTTGCACGAGAGGCGTGAGCCTTCGTCTTGGAGTTACGACGAGCCTTGGCTTTCGAGATACCAGTAGCCATGATTTAGTCTCCTTTGATTGATTGGTTGTTAGGGTTATCTGGTTTATCCACCCCGAGGTTATCACTATAGGTAGCGGCTGCATACCTAACGCCAGTCCAAAGATGATAGTAGTTACTTGTCCAGATGATACAAAGATTTAGCAATCATCTTTGCAGTATCACCATACCAGTTCATAACTCTTCCCTTGTGGCACGGGATAGATTCATCGAACCATTGCATAACCCAGTCAAGTTCATGGCCATCAGCCTGCACTTCTTCAACCTTAAGGATGACCCTACTAGAAAACTCCGCCTTCTTACCAACATGCTGTTCTGATACATGTCCATCCGAAAGAATGACAAAGAGAGCCATCTTACTTACCTTTCCTAAGAAACTTGAGGTTATGCAATACTGCCTGATTCTCTGTCAGGATACGATGCACCCAGCCGAAAGCCTTCAGTTGCTCATACTGTACCCAGTTGCAGGGCACAACAGAACCATCCTGCATCTCTGCATAATAGGACATAGCTTATCCCTTCATTGTTTGGTTAAGACACTAGCAAACCGATAGAGGGATTCGAACCCCCGACCTCAAGGCTTATGCCTTGCGCTCATCCGCTGAGCTATACCGGATTGCTAGTGCTTAAGTCGGCTTCATCCGACGCCAATAGGCTACTGGTTTTCTTACCAGACCTAAAGGCTTCCTAATCACCCTACGCTTCTCTGTCACCAGAGGCATTCGGCCACGCTTTCCGAACCTGATTAGGAAGATAGAGCGCGTTATTGTGGTTACTCTCTCGCTACCCACGTTTAAAACCTAGAGAGACTAGGTAGTATACCCTGACAGGACTGTGTAACCTGTATTGACGCCTTATCGGTGCGTTGTAATCGTGCTGGCACAAGGTCCAGTTATACTACAGGGTATTAGTTAGCCTATTGCTAGGCTTATTCCTTGCCTGCCAGCATCTCACGGATGGCGCGGACTTGAGCAGGCTCCAGAAACTTGTCTTTGTATTCCTTTCCCTCTTTCTCTGCCTTAGCCTTGCGCTTGGCGATGGCTTCAGAATCAGAAGCCTTGTCGTTCTTCGCAAGCAAAGCTTGAAGCAAGGCTTGGAAGTTAGTCGGTTCATAGGAAGGGGGCGGAGAGACTTCCCAGAAGGGTTCATCACGGCAGGACTTGAAGGTATCACCGTTGACCTTGGCATCAGCCATGACATACCACTTGTCATTCTCTTCGGAGAAGGCAAGCTTGCCCTTCAGCTTGAGTTCCATCCAGTTACCCAGAGCCTTGCCGTGATAGCCTGCCGCAGAGGCAAGCTTGTTGAAATAGTCGGCAGGCTCTTGATCCTTGATCATCCCCTTGCCCCATGCCGTGATGATGGACAAGGCGACGTTGTGGATTTTGTGCTTCAGCTTGATGCCATCCTTCTCCACTTGGATGATAGCGTCATCAAGGTTCTTCGAGTAGTCCACAAGACGGACCACTTCCTTGGGGGTATCGTTCTTAGCCATAGTTGTTACTCCTCTGATAGTAGTAAATCCATGCTTGATTGCATGACAAGAGGCATGACCTAAGCCATGCCCTAAGTGATACAATCAGATAAAGAGGATGGGATAGAAAGCTTCCTCAATATCATCTTCTGTCACAGGATAACAATCAATCTGGTCATTCGACCCCTTCCAATAGAACCACCAGTCACAAGGCGATTGACCATCAGCTAGGTCAACGTAATGTCCAGAAGTAGGACCATTGCCTAGCTTGAGTTGGCACACTCTGATGCACTGGTCTTGTGCTTCCATCTGTTGACCGGTTAACATAGCTTATTCCTTCCTTGATAGATGACCTACCATAAGTCACCTATAGAGAAGGAACGCAAGACATAGCCTAGCCCCTTCGGACTAAGCCTGTTGGCAAGCCTTAACTATGCCTTGCGCGTAATGGTTTTCCTAGTTGTTCCGGGGTAATTCTATTCAGCCCGCGACCTAGCATCCACTAAGCCTAGTCATGCGCTTGATCTTGGTTTCACCATCTGATTACAGACGACCGTAAAGATCATACTATACCTTTATAACCCCCACGGGTAGCCACCAACTCGTAAGCCAATGGACGATAGCGCACTAGTTCTTAGCTAACATATGTGCCCACAAGGGAAGGCTAAGTAGCCTTATGGGGCTTGCATCATGCGGCCCTGGGCTTCGCTTCCATCCCAGGAGTATAGGCACGCCATGCCATGCAAGAGGCATCATGCACTGACCTACCTGTCAGCTAGGGATAGCTAGGCGCTATCTGCTCTGTGCGAGTGACTGCACATGATAGGACAAGACCAGCCTGCCCTAGATAGTGAAGTCTCAATACTCGCCCTTGTTTCTCTTGCGGGCGAGCTGGAGGTGACCACGCAGCATTTCCTTGCGGTAGCTGGTCCAATTACCGGCAGAGGCAAGACGTTGCCGCAAGTCTGCCAAGGCAATCAATTCCAGTCTGGCGTAAATCTTGTCAGTGTGTTCCATTTCATTCTTCCTTTGTCGTGAACCGATAGTCCGGCCACACATGGGCCAAGCCGACAGGCATTGCAAGTAACATATTGTTACAGAGGTTGAAACATTTCGTGAGCGAATGTCTTTTGATCTGGATGCAAAGACGGGCGCGCATAGATCAGGACAAGGGGACAAGTCAAGTAACGAATTGTTACAGGTATGAAACATACTGAACGGTATGTATACAATGGCATACACAGGCGATGTAAACACGACTAACATAGACGTATAAACTAAAGTTATATGAGTGATATTTATGCAACATATACCAATGGTTTATGCTTGATGAGGATAGGTCAGGATGGATTACCTAATAATCGTTCACATATGCAAACCTTTGAAGATGTATAGCACAAGGCAATGCGCACAGAGAAAAGATGCACAGGGCCATAAGGGGGGTCAGGGGGGTGGTCTTCTTCAGAGGAAATACCTCTCGGAATTATCTCAGAGAAATTACCACAGTTTGACCTCCTTACTCCTCGGCCCCTTAATGGTATACTTTATGCTACTACGTAAGTTACTACCATTTATTACTTCGTAACTAGTACCATAAAGCCTCTCTATGGTATACCATAAGGTACTACCCTATGGTATATACATTCCTTTAGATTATATATACTCTATACTTCGTAAGGTAAGTACCATAGGGTTAGCTATATGGTATACCTTATAGTATATATAGTATTATTTTGTCTAATTTCAAGAGGTATCTTAAGAAATATTTCTTTATAGCAATATTAAGGACTTATATGTTTCTGTCTAGTTCCATTAAAGATAATGCTTGACAAATCAGTAAAACTCTGTCAAAATTACAAATATTGAATTTAAGCCACCATAGGAACCCATGGCCATCTTCACTTACAAAGACCTTTACAACTCTCGTAACAACATGCTCCTTAGGGAAATCTTCAGTGAGTATAACCCTGAGTCTGGGCTACTTACTTACGATAAGAACGGTAAAGAAGGAAAGGTCTGCCTCTTTAAACTTTACATGGCCCATAGTGTGGATGACCCCTCCGAAGTAACCTTTGCAGAAGAAGTCTTCGGTGATCTGTACTTCTGGCAATGCCTCACAGAGAGTACTTGGTTCCAAAGACACATTCAAGAGTGGAGATACCTAGCCTCTGTCAAACGTAAGCAACTAGCCTTCAAGGCAGTTATCCATGAAGTGAAGACCAATGGTAAGTCCAGCTTTACTGCTGCCAAGTATCTGATCGAAGAACCTTGGAAGACTGGTAATGCTATGGAACGTAAACGTAACAAGAAGCTGGTGTCTGAGTCTGCTGAAGAAGCTTTTAGTGATTCCACCATCCAGTCTGACCTCAAGAGACTTAAAGAAGAAGGTGTCCTTAACTAATGTCTAAAGGACTTGCTAACGAGCTTAAAGAAGCTGCTGAAGCAGACTTACTGACTTTCATCAAGTTGGTAGCTCCTGAGCAAGTACTTGGTGCATGTCATGAAGAAGTTATCAAATGGTGGTATCGTCCTGAAGCTTCTACCCACCAACTCCTACTCTTCCCCCGTGACCACCAGAAGTCTCGTCTGGTAGCTTACAGGGTTGCTTGGGAACTTACCAAAGACCCAACTCTTAGAGTTCTGTACATTTCAGCTACAGCGAACCTTGCAGAGAAACAACTTAGTTTCATTAAGACTATCCTTACGTCCCCCACCTATAGACGTTACTGGCCTGATATGGTTAACGCTGATGAGGGTAAACGTAAGAAGTGGACTAACTCAGAGATTATGGTTGACCACCCTGCCCGTGAGCAGTGGAACGTCAGAGACCCCTCTATCTTTACTGCTGGTCTGACCACCACCATTACTGGTATGCACTGTGACATCGCTGTTATGGATGATGTGGTGATCTACGAGAATGCCTACTCGAAGGAAGGTAGAGAGAAGGTCAAGAGCCAGTATTCTCTTCTGTCGTCTATTGAAGGAGCCAATGCCCGTGAATGGGTTGTAGGCACCAGATACCATCCTTCAGACCTCTACTCAGAACTTATGTCTATGACCCAAGACTCCTTTGATGAAGCTGGTGATCTTGTCGGTTCTGAGAATATCTATGAAATCTATGAAAGGACCGTAGAGTCCATAGGCGATGGTACTGGAGAGTTTCTCTGGCCTCGCCAAGCCTCCAAGAGAGGTGACAAATGGTTTGGCTTTGATCAGAAGATTCTTGCCAAGAAACGGGGACAGTATCTAGATCGTGGTCAGTTCAGAGCACAGTACTACAATGACCCCTCCGACCCTGACAACGTACCAGTTACCAAGGACAAGTTCCAGTATTATGAACGTAAGTTTCTAACTCAGGAGAGTGGTTATTGGTATTTCCGAGGCAAGCGTCTTAATGTCTTTGCTGCGGTAGACTTTGCGTTCAGTCTTTCCAAGAAAGCTGACTACACTGCTATCGTTGTGGTAGGCATCGACAGTGAAAACCAAATTTATGTCTTGGACATTGATCGGTTTCGTACTGATCGTATTAGTGAATACTTTGAGCATCTACTCCAACTATCGAATAAGTGGGGATTTAGAAAACTTAGAGCAGAGGTTACGGTTGCTCAAGCCGTTATTGTTAGACAAATAAAAGAGATGATCAGAGATAACGGTCTGTCTATCACCATTGATGAACATAGACCCCAGACCAAGACTAAAGCAGAACGTATCATGGCTATCCTAGAGCCTCGCTATGATATGGGAAACATCTGGCACTATAAGGGTGGTGAGTGTCAAACTCTGGAAGAAGAACTAGCTACCAGAAACCCTGCTCATGACGACATCATTGATGCCTTTGCTAACGCTATTGACATCTCTGTCAAACCCACTAAGAACACTGGTTCTGAAAAAAGAAACAACATTGACTGGTCACAGTTCAAGTTCAGAGGACAACAAGTAGCATAATGGCAGTAGCTCCAATTAAGCCCAAAAAACCTATGAATAAGATTGAGAGAAATGCCAAGAATGCAACTGGCAGAACTCTTAACAGTAAAACTAAAAGTAAGACTCCAGAGTACACCAGTAAACAATTAAGAGAAAAAAAGAAGAAATTCATGTTTACTAACTCTAAAGGTGTTACTAGTCGGTATGGTGATATTTAATGGCTGGTACGACCCTAGACATTGAAAGCATTATCCACCC